GACCTGTTCCAGCATTGGCAAATATAATTGCATCACCAAGTTCTGCGTTTGCAGCAGTAATTGCAAGTTTTAACTGGTCATCTTCTAAAGAATTTGCAGAACCAGCAATTGCATAATATGTGGTGCTGGCATTGAGTCTACCAAGTGCTCCAGATGCAAGAGGGAATTCCGCTCCATCTCCAGTATCAGTTACCGAAAGAGTAACTTCAGAACCATTTTGAATACCATGGGGGAAAGCAAATTGAAGTAAACCAAGGTCGATGTTAACAACGTAGTTAAAAGACGACCTAAGAGAAACTGTGGGAGTAGAAGAATAACCAGCGCCAGCATCTTTAACAATAATCTGGTCTAAACGACCGTTTTTGATTGTTGCCTCAGCAATAGCACCAGAACCACCACCACCAGTGATAACAACTGCAGGTGCCTGAGAATAACCAGAACCAGGATCGGTAACAGTAATGCTATCCAGAATACTGGTGGATGTCAATTGAGCATTGATTGGGAATGTAATCTCGGGGCGTAACGTATAATCATGGGGGTAATCATAACCAAAATTATTGTTTTTAAGATTTTTAATCTTACCAACATTTGTACCTTTTGTGAAAATAGACGCACCACTACCAGAAGAAGGAATAACAACCTCAACTTCTGCACCAGAACCAGAGAGTCCAGGACCAAGAATTCCATCTATAGCATCAATATCAATTGATGCCGTGGTATATCCTTTACCAGCAGAGGTAACAACAATACTTTGAATTTGACCTGGGATGAGATCTCCTTCAGAATCTGTTCCGTCAGCAACAGTAATTGTTACAAGACCGCCTTCACCATCTCCGCTAATAGGAACACTTGTATATTCGCCAACAGCATATTCTGTTCCTGGTTCATTAATTTGAACCCTTTCAATTTTTCTATTAGAAAGAATTCCCGTAACAATGGGAAGTTTTCTATAGAATCCACCAGGATTAACAATGCGAATATCGGAAATAGACCCAACTGCTCTCTCAGAAGAAGTGGAATACGTTGTCTGAGAAACATCAGCATCACCTTCAGGCTCATTAAGAAGAGGGAACTTCATGACATCTGCACCCCTAGTAATGGTTGCACCATCAATAGAAGAAATTTCAAATGTTCCACCATAGGGAGAATAAGTTACATCGAGATAACTATTAGGATCAACAGGAGAATTATCCCCAACTCTAGATGGGTCAAAATAGTAAGAAATATTAGTAACGACAGACTGGTCAACCTTCAGTTTAACCGTAGGAGTTGGTTGTCCTTCTCCAGTAACACCTGGTGTTCCAATACGTTCGATTGAGTTAAAAGAATACTCCAGTTTATAAAGATTATCTTTCGAGAAGGAGAGGTTTCCACCCAGCATAGAAGAATGACTAAGGTCAAACAGATACTGATGACCATAATACATTTTCAAAACAGGAGATTTGATGAACACACTAACGTCTCCTGCCGTAGTAGCAGGATCTGACACCGCAACAGAAGGTAGTTTATATACAAATTCTACAGGACTTACAACAGTATCAACAGTAAAGGAACCATCGTACTCATCATACACAACACTACCAACTGTTCTGCTGGGATTGCCATCTACATAGATATTCTCACCAGATTCAAGATAATGCTTAGTTCCTGTAATTACATAAACTTGGTCACTATTAGCAACTGCAGTAACTTGCAAAATCTTATCAAGATTTGCAATAAGAGTAATCTTCAGTACACCAGTAAGACCAGTTACATTGAAAGTACTATATGCAGCATTAAACGATACATCATCACCATCAAGAGTGATAACAGAACCAACAATATATGCAGAAGAACCAGAAACTTCATCAATCCTTACAGAATAATCAGCATCAGCATATGGCTTGAACTTAGCATACTCGTCCAAATTATTAGTTCCACCAACACTAGATGGTGCATCATAATCTGCTAAATCAATATCAAAAGTTCCAGGTGTAGTGTTTTGAACCTGAGCAAATTGATAAGAATTAATCACATTAGTATCATTTGGAATTGGTCCTACAACTCCATAAGTGCTTTGCTCATTAAACTGAGATGTAGACAAATTACCAAGATTTAAATCATCACTCCAAGAATTATTATTAATAGCAAGATAAACTTTGTTATTTGTAGTATCCGTATCTACAATATATCCGCTATTTACAAAACTACTACCGTTGTTCAGAACGAGTTTAGTATTTTTAGTGAAATTGAATCCCTGATTAATTGTAAGTTCTTGAATATTATCAATCTTTACTGTATTAGTAACTTTAAAGTAATACTTGTCCTTTACAATCGCAGTTACTTTCAGTTTTTGAGATCCAGGAGAAGGAATGGTTGCTGTTCTAGAACTCCAAATGTCTCTGGCATATGTCAATGTCTCAGAATCCTGAGTCATTGTTGTAGTAGCATCATCATAGTCAAGGGTTTGTAATCCAGTGTTACCGAGAGCATATCCAGTACTAACCATCGTAAGAGGAGAACCAGTCACCGCAGATATTGCAGTTCTAACAAATCCAATATCAGTATCTGTCTGCACACCCTTGTCACCAAGTCTTGCGGTGTCGGCATTTCTATCAATTTTAAGACCAAATCCGTCATAATCAATGTAATCATATTGGTTCATATTATCAGTAAACCAATTATCATCAACCCAATCAAAAGCAAGTGCAAATGTGTCTGTAGGGGGTACAGCATTTACATCGGAAGGAACTGTTGGAGTTACTGCTCTATTTCTGAGACGAAGATTATCAATATAATATTGACCTTGATAGGTGGAAGCAAACTGCCCTGTAGTTCCATTTTTACCAGGGATATTACCAAAATGAAGGTCCTTATTACCCAGGCTAGTATTAGATGTAGTAGCAGTTGCAACTGAAATACCATTTACATATGCAGTAAACGTATTACCGTCTTTCTTCAATCCAACAAACTGCCAAGAATTATCAGCAAACATTGTTGTTTGTGTCGAGGAAACACCCGAAGATGCACTATTAATTGCAGTAGTATTATTAGTGATAACCATTTCTAATTTACCACTAGTCATGTCATAATACATCCAGAGACCACCAGTGGTGTCTGTAGCGTCACCAATTGCCAATAATGTTTGCTGAGTTTGACTATGTGTTTGAGAATTAGTCGCATCCTTATAAAGCATGAACTCAATAGTCCAATTATCAGAAAGTTTTGTTCCGAGAGAAGCGGAAGTAAACTTAATGGCTGCATTTTCCCAATTAGCAGGAGTTACAACATCTTTACCAAATAATTTTGCTACACCATCACCAATAATGACCAAAGAATCCGTAGAATCATTACCAATTAATGTTGGGGTATAGTTTCCAGTCTTATCTGTTGCATCCGTATCAAATTCCAAGATAAACTCATTTCTGTTCCAAGATGTTTGACCAAATACATACACATCACCAGAATTGTCAGTTTCAATGGTGTGTGCAGTAAGACCTTCAATGCGGTTTTTATTAAACTTATTATTAACGTGATTCTTAATTTTACCGTTGTAATCAAGTTTGATAGTATCAACTGTCTTAAGATCTGTTGTTTGGTCAGTTGTGCTAAAACCAATATTTAAATCGCCAAAGATATCAATAGAGGAATCACCAATTGCAGTAACTTCCCTACCAGGTGCAACATAACGATAATTCCAAATAAAGTCACCATCAGTATCAACTTTTCCAACCCAGACACTATCTCTTGTAGTATCATCAGATTTCAGTCTGAGGGTAGAAGTAATGTAAAACTCTTCAAATTCATCTACAGATAAACTAGAATCTAAGAAGGAATACAAAACATTAGTATACTCTTTAATCCAATCAACTGTGATAACGGTAGTACCAATAGTTGCCTTACCAAAAGATACATTAATATCATCAGCAGTATTGCTTGAGGCAGTTTCCATCACGAAGTAGACGTTAGAACCGATGACTTCAATATCACGAATTTTTTCGGACTTATTTTCTGAAGAGATTTTTCTCTTGATTGCAAAATTTCCACTAGTATCAATAGTTGCTAAGAATGCATCATCAGGACTTGCCGAGTTTGTATTGGTAAATCCACCAATAATCATTCTCGTATCAGACACTTTTTTAAGTGTGGTAATATTATCAGAACGAGCGTTACCAGAAATACCCGAATATCCTTTTTGGAAATCTAATGTTGCACTTAAACCATTATCTGCCTGTTCATACTTAACTAAAACAATATCTGGGTTATAGGTATTCAGAATTGAAGAATTCGGTTTATTGATGCCAGCGATCCAAACATCACTACCATCTACATAAATTTTTAAAAATTCTACATAGTTCAATCCATCTACACTTTCTAAAGTTTTTTCCCACTCCTTCACACCAGTTGCAGAAAGTTTAGCAACAAATGCGATGTCATTGTCACTAGAATCTTTAGTTCTGCCACAGATAAAAGATTCTTTATTATCATTGACGAATACATCATTAATTTTTACATAATCATTATTAGATACCTTAGAAATATAATAGTCTGCTTTTTTGAAAACCTGAGGATGACTCAAAATTACTCTAGGATTCTTCGTATATCCATTTCCAGAGTTTATAATTTCAACTTGATTGATACTACCAACTGAAGTAACTACTGCATTTAATTCTGCAGATTCACCATCACCATCGATGATAATGGTGGGAGGAATATCTTCATTATATCCAGACCCCGTTTGGTTAACAATAATTTGTTCAATACCTTTAAACTGTCTTACTGTAAATTCTTTGTTGGTATTATCCATTACAGGAGTATAATCAACAAAAACACTATCTCCTGACTGCAAATTATGGGGTTCATCGGTGGTCAAAACACCATAACTCACACCACCAATATTCTCAAAGGAATAAGATTGTACACTCTCGCCTTTAATTCTAGAAACACGAGCAGACACACCACTCCCATCTGTATCATCATTATCAAAAACAAGACGATCATTTACCTGATAACTCGTACCAGCATTTTCAACTGTAAATCCTGTTACAGAAGCATCTTCAAACTTAGTGATTGTGTCAACTTCAATATCAACTTTAGAATCAACTTTTACTTTAGGAAAATAGTCAAACAACTGTAGTGGAGATTCTTCAAAAATTTCATCAGGATCATCAGTTTCATCCTGACTAATAATACCGTCCCTATTCTCGTCTTCTACCTCAAAGAGTAAAATATCACCATTTTCCAGAGTCAACGCATTTGTAGAGGCATTGGGAGTACGCTCAACATCAATATCAACATTTTCATAGGGGTCTCGATATCGAACAACACCCGTAGGAATATTTTGTTGAACTGCAGATGTGCTAAGATTCCACTTATCAACTACCGAATTAAAACTAGGTCCTAAAACATAAGGGAAAACAGGATTGCCGTTTTCGGTGGCGTCAATAGTCACAAAGTAGCAATATCTACCTTCTGGATAATCAGGTGTCTTACAGAATCTGCCGTTATATTGGTCAAGATCACCAAAACCAAAGGAGTACTCATAGTCTTCAACAAAATTACCCGCAACTTCTTCGGTCAAAAGAGGACCAGCAGTTCTTACTGGTGTTGGATTAGTAACTTCATCATAAACTAAATTAGTTTTTAATCTGTAAGAAGACCTAAGACGAGTAATTTCAGAAGACTGGTCTGTGGGATCTTCATATCCATATGGACCGTAAATGGGATTACCATCAAATGCCCAACCGACAATTGGAGAGTGTTCTAACTGGTCTTCTTGTTCAAGTACAGTTCCTGCATTATTCTCAAACAAATTATCGCCAAGAATATACCTTAAACGTTGGGGGTTGGAAAGGTGTGCGTACTCTCCACCATACTGATTATTATATCCTTCAAATACACCACCTTTTGCGCTATCAAATACAGATTGTGTCTGAAGATTATAGGTCCACTCAAATACATCGGCATCAAATTCAGCACCCTGTCCAACAGAGTTCAAATTGATGACAGTAGTTCCTTGAATATAGTTAATACCTTTGTTTACAATGGTAATACCAGTTACTCTACCAGCATTCTCACCATCAGTATCAATAGTAGCACGAGCAACTGCACCGAAACCATCACCCTGAATCGTAACTTCTGGTGCGGTAGTATATCCAGAACCTGCTGAAATAATAGCAATAGAAATGATACGTCCATTATTAACAATTGCCTGAGCAACCGCTCCGCTACCAGAACTCAGAGATACAGTTGGATTTGATGTATAAGATTCACCACCAGCATCAATAGTGACACTCTTAATAGGACCACGTACAGAAGCAGTACCCGTTGCGCCAACACCGCCACCGCCAACGATTGTAATAGATGGTTGTGATGTATATCCAGTACCACCATCATTAATGAGGATACGAGATACAACACCCTTAGTGATGATGGCAGTAGCAGAAGCGCCAGAACCGCCCCCACCAACAATTGAAACAAGTGGGGAAGATGTATATCCACTACCACCATCATCTACAGTAATTTCACTGACAGAACCATTAACAGTTACAGAAGCAGAAGCACCAGTTCCGCCGCCACCAGAGAACGAAAGAGTTGGTGGAGATGCTGCATCATACCCCTCACCAGCATTTAAAATATTAACATTGGTAACTGCACCAAAAGTTTTTGTCTCGGTTGATTTGTAAGACCAAACAGAGACACCATTAATCCAAGTTCCAATAGGTCCAGGAGTAATTTCATTTTTATTTGAAATTGTAGTGGGAACCAAGGGGAATCGGTTCAATTTACGCTGGTTGCCAGGAAGTAAAGCCGATCCAGGGAAAGGACCAATTTTATAGTTGGGAATACCAGTAGAAGCAACATAAACTTCATTAGTATTGAAGAAAGTATTTTGGACGTTGGTAGTATAAGGTCCAATCGCATTTAAAACTGCTTGATTGTCAGACTTACCTTTATTCAAGTCAACGGAGACAAGAATATTACCTTGGGGCTCAACCGTTGCGGGTTGAGGTAGTTGATATTGGAAAACAGTGGCACTATCTCTAGAGGTAACAAAGAAAGACCCGTTGTAAATAATTGGATTTGCACCATAAACAGTAACCTGGTCACCAACAAGTAAACCATGAGGATTGCTGCATGTTACGGTTGCAGATTGATTATTAACACCACCAAAAGTAATACTTTCAACTTCAACCAATTTTTTAACGTTGTATAACCAGGTAGTCAAAGAAGAACTTTCACTAGTTCCACCAAGTTTAGAGATTGTAAGTTTATCTCCAGGAAGATAATAAGACCCCGTGTCTGTTAATGTTGTTTGTTGGGCATCAACAATACCAACAACATTTAAAACAACTTCAGAATCGGTTCCCTTGTTAACATATACTCTAAAATTGGAAGAAACTTCAGTCGCAGAATCCCAGTCTTCGGTAATGCCATTAACAGAACGAGTACATTCAATAAACTGGTTGAGTGATTTTTCCTTATACTGTACAACTTCGCTACCACCAATTACAAATTCACCGTTTCTTTCTGGCCAACCAATTGTAGAGTCAACTGTAATGATGCTAGTATCAGTAGCAAGAGGTTCTGCAAGTTTAGTCTTATAAGGAACTGTAAATGTGCCAGTAATAGTTTCCTCAGAAAGAACTAATTCAAAAATTTCAAATTCGGAAGTTTTAATAGAGAGATAATTTTCTACTAATGCACTTGCATTTTTAATATTTGGATCTGCAATATCAGCATCTTGAGTTAAAAGACCATCTCTAATGTTTAGAGGGTTACCACTAACAAGAGTTGCTCTTAAAATTGTATCAATAGACCAGGTAGCTGCCGAGGGTTTGGTGATTTGGTCTTTGGGGTATGAAATAGATACCGTTTCACCATAAAGAAGTTTAAACAAATATGCAATACTAAAAGATGTACCTTTAGACGCATAAAAATCTTTAATAGTTTTAATAGATGTTCTTACATCAATCTTTGAATAGTCTAATTGAGGAACATCGGGTAAGAATTGATCAACATACTTATCAAGTAATCTCTTGACAAATAATGCGTCAAGGCATTTAACTTCTGTACCAGAAGTAGCTGCAGAAGCTACAGTATTATTAGAAAATACAGCATTTCCATCTTCAGTGTAATTTACAATACCACTAGCAGCTCTGGCACACCCTTCAAATTTTGCTTTGTTGTAATTAGAACCAGATTTATTTACTAAAAATCCAGTGATTTCATTTTCACCTACAGAAACAGAAGCTTGTGCTTGAGGAGGATCTTGAATAATAACTGTAGGTGGATTGGAGGAACTATATCCCGCTCCAAAATCTGTAATGTTGATATCAGTAATTCTTCCGTTAAAAATAGCAGCTGTCGCTTTTGCTCCAGTGCCTCCAACATATACTCCTTGATCGTTAACTCTATTATCTACAATATATACCGAAGGAACATCTTCATATCCAGAACCACCATTTAATAACTCAATACCAACAACTCTGCCATCATTATCAACATTAACTTCTAAAACTTGAGCACCAATAGGATTAATTACAGCAATTCTGGGTACAGTTTCATATCCCTGACCTGCATTTAAAATATTGATAGAAGTAACTCGTCCATCAGTCAAAACTGCTTGCAAATTAGCACGAATGCCATTTTCACCCGTAGGAGCATCTACATAAACCTCAGGAACTGTAGTATATCCTTGCCCACCATCAGTAACTGAAATAGTACCTGTGATTCTACCATCTGTGATAGTTGGAGTACCTAGAATAGCACCACCTGGTTGTCTAAAATTTAATCGAGGAACAAATGTATATCCACTACCAGATTCTTCAATTTCAACAGAAGTGACTACTCCATTTTCAACCTTTGCTGTAAGTTTGGGTTGAACAGATCCCTCCCTAGTAGGCGCTTCAAGCACAACGGTAGGAGGATTCGTATCGCTGTACCCTCTTCCACCATCAATCAATGTAACAGACTTGACACCATTTACTAAAGACGTTACTGCAGAACCCTTACCACCAATAGAATTGATAGTTACTTTAGGTGGATATTCAAATCTATAATTACTTCCATAAGAAGCAGCAGTAACACCAGTAATAGAACCCGTATCACTTACTCTAGCATATCCTACAGAACCGCTGCCAAAAGAAGGAATTGGTGCTTCAATAGAGTATAATGAAAGTGCTCTACCATTTAAAGGTGCTTCATTAAAGATAAAAATATCTTTATCGATGAAATAATCAACTCTAGGAACAAGAAGACGATTATCATAAACTGCAATAATATATTCTTCTGTAATAGGTTCATATTTTGAACCATTACGAGTCATAGAAAATTCAGTTTTACCTTCACCAAAAGAATTTGAAAGATTATCAATAGCAATAATAGTGTTTTCAGTAAAACCCTTCAAATAGGTTATGGTTGTGGAATTTGTATCATCTGCAGTAAGTCTTGTTCTTGGAGCAGTTGTAAATACAATATTGGTGCCATCAACAATATAATCTACTGTAGGAATTAAAACTCTTCCATATACTTTGACAATCAAATGCTGAGAACTAGGTGGTGCAATTGGACTGTCCTGAGAAGACAATGCAAAAGTTCTAGTTACGCCATCAAAAGAATCGATGGGATTTGCTAAATCAATCCACTTTTGTTTTACCTGACTATAAGAAATACCAGGACTTAACGCAACGTTAGGAGCAGATACACTTTTTTCATAAAAAATGACCTCATCTCCAATTAATAAGGTTCCATTTTCTTCTAAGAAAGAATCAACAGTTTCAACAACAATAGTATCACTATCGCTAGAAATATTTTCAACTAACTTAGTTTTACCATCAAGAATTTGAACATCGAGTTTATCGATATTCAAATATTGAAGAAAATTGTTGACGATATTTTGCCCGAGTCCCGTTCTCTCCTGAGACTTATAGTAATATTCTAAAAACCTATTGAGAAGTGAATATTCAGACTCGATAAAATCGGGAGTCTGAGATTTGATCGATTGGGAGACTTTATTAATATCCATCTAATTAAAAACAACTAGAAGTGTTAAGGGAACCAGAATTGTTAATAGGATCAATTTCAACCAAAGTTGGAGTTTGGTCGAAAACCGTTGGCGTCAAACTATTTAGAGGGATTGTGGAGGGTAAACTTGTGCCAATCGGATTAACTGTTACTTCGGGAGTAATAACATTAATAATTGTGCCTGGAGTAGATGCAGGAATTGTTGTACTATTGTCGGGAATAAACGACACAGGAATTTGAAGACCTGTAGGTAAACTGTCGGGATCTAAAATAATACCTGTTCCTGTAATAGAATCTGTAATATTAATTACGTCCAATCCAGGCACACTAGCACCAGCACCAATAATATTTACAGGACCAAAACAAATCTCACCTGTTTCATAATTAACTGTACCCGCTACATTATTTGTATAAACTTTTTTATTACCAGTATTATAAAAAGTCCTAAGATTTCCATACCCATCATCCTCAAACTGTTGGTCAACACCAGGTCTATCTGCTGTTCTAAAAGTTCCAGATAACAAAACAGGTTCTTTATTACATGACCCATCACCAGTGTCTTTACTGGGTGAACTATTATAAAGTGGAGAACCCGTTGAAATACAATAGGTATTTGTTTGATTTGTATTAGGTTTAATATATTTCAGGATAGAAGTCTGTACAGAAATATCTGTAATAGCATTATCAGACAATGTAACCGCTCTTTGAAGTTCTTGACTTCTAAAAGTAGAATTAAAGTTATTGATTTGAGTTTGAGTTGCCCAATCTTTGATAGAGTTCTGAATATTTGTAGCAATATCTAATGTATTAGTACCTTTACTAGTATCATAAATTGCAAAAATCTTATTGTAGATGTAAATGTCATCTGGGTCAATAACAACGGGATCGATAGATGCCATTGCATATTGACGCAGGTCAGAAGCAATCTCTTTCTTAGTAATATCATTAAGAAGAGTTCCTGTTTTTGTTTTTACAACAATATAAACTTTTCCATAAACAGGAGGATTTAAAGAGTCTCCACCATATGCAACTACAGAATCTGCATTGGGATAAACTTTTTTAGTAATTGTAGCATAATCTTGAGCAGTTACTGCTCTGTATTGAGTAGAATAATATCGAGGAGCATTATATTTGATAGATTCAACACTTTCAGCAGAATCACCAAGTCTAGAACTGTCAAGAAGAGTCAGTGTTGAAACAGAAGAGTTGTAAGAAATATTTAAATTATCTACAAATCTACCAATTACCGAAAATACATTTACTCCATTTGCTTCGGGTCCTGAAGTAGTAAGATATTCAAAATTTACAACCTCACCGTCTTTAAGAGATCTTCCAAGACTATCATCACCAAAAGTAACCTCATATTGCATATCTTCACCTTCAGACAAGAAGTAGATTCTTTCTGTAGCAGATAAGTTAGTAACAGTCTCAACTAAACTATATGTGTCAGAAGTTGTAGAGGATTCATTTGCCTTTACAGTCACTCTCAAAGTGCTTATGTCAGCAGTAGAAGAAGGAACTTTATAAATTTGACTGGAAAAAGTATTTACAGTATACGAAAAGTTGATAATAGCGCCTTCATAGATTAACAACTTATCAAACTCAGCAATACCCGTAGTACTGTTTACATTAACAGTAACATCTTGAAGAACATTCCAAACAAAATTTCCGCCTGTTGCAACAACACCTTTTCTTAAGGTAAGAGAACTTGGATAGACTCCATTAGTAAGAGTGGTTTGAACTTTTAAATTAATACATGCTTTTGAAGCAGTAATTGAACGTGGAGTGTAATTTAAAGTTTTTGCAATATTAATAATATTATCTCTGACTGTAGCAGAGGTTATAAACGCTTCATTCATTGCCATATTAGCGTTGAATGAAGTGTAATAGGTATTATATGCTAATACATCAATCAAGTACGATAGTGTAGAGCCATCAAAATCATAATCCGAAAACTCATTACGAGTTCTTAGATAAGATTTGATAGAAGATTTAATATCTTCAAAATCTAAGGCTGTTAAGTTATTTGGTTGCATTATTCAGGTCTCTGTAAAACAAACGAAATTGTTTCAACAATTGGTAACCCTACAATTCTGTACTCAATAGTAACGTTTAGTTTATTACCCTCATAAATTGGAGTAACATCTACACTTGTAAGTTGTACCCTAGGTTCATACTGATTAATGGTATTTATGATCTCATCTTTAATCGTATCTGCAGTAAAGGCATCTAGAGGTTCAAATAACATCTGAGAAACTCTAGACCCAACCAAGGGTTGAAATGGTTTCTCACCAGGGGTGGTGAGAACTAAATTTTTGACCGATTGTTTGATGGCATTATCATTCTTTACTGTATATACATCATACGTAAAGGGATTTCTTTGCATAGAAATTAAAAGGTCCGTAAAAGAACGAGACCTTTTAAAATCTTTTCCATCAACATTCTTTAATGCCATCTACATAGATGAGATATTCCATATCTATTTAGGACTTACCTTGACCGCGATAACGCTTTCGAGCATTGTTACGAGAAGAAGCGGCATATTTTGTATGCTGACCCGATCCCTGTCGCGTTTTTTTCGGTTTCGACTCAATCATTTTACCGCCACTGATTGACTTAGACCGTGCTGCCATAATTAAACTCCAATAATAACATCTTTTGCTGCACCAACAATAACGGACTCACAAGGAAATGCTGGTGTACCATCTCCTAACTTGTCTCCCATCCTTCCTGCAAGTTGACCATTGATATAAACAGACTTTGTTGTTGCAAAACACTTACGAATGTGTCCTGCTGCCGTTTCACATCCTCTGGATGGGTTGTTTCCAACACCACTATATGTGTGACAGTACCAAGCGTTTGCTGGATTAGTTATAGTACAGTCACCCTTTGTACGTGTTACTTGATACACGCTTTTAGTTGGATGAAGAGCGAGTAAGTCATTGTTGACAATTGGTATTTTACCATTAATAAGGACATTTGTCACCTGAGGAGTGGCAAAAGGAAGTTGGGGAGCTGCTTTCCAATGAGCCATGACACTATGACCACTAGTCATAGGAAGGTGTGAAATACTTGGTATATTGCCCGTCGAACATGGAGCAACAGGACCACCACCAGGACCAGGTTGCCAAGAACCAGCAGCACCTGCTCCATGTCCACTACACTTACCCTGAAATATTGCTGCAAACTGAGACATTAAGTGACCTCATATGGATTGCCGTATCTCTCAATCGCTCGACCAATAGTATTTGTTGTTGCTGTCATATCATTTTGAATGGTTAGACTTCCAGATGCCGACCAATCTCTACATCCGCCCCCCAGGGGTCCTGTAAGAGGACTATAAGTGATTACGGTGGTAGTACCCTCAGCATCGGTTGTAGTACTTCCAGTGCTTCCTGTGGGGGTGCAGGGGACGTGATCACAACCTTTATCAGCAACTTCACAACTAAGAGTAATGCGAAGAGTCGTATCTGATGAATTATCAGTACGAACTTGAGTTATCATGTATTTAGTATATGTAGATGCTTGTGGAAGGTCGTTAAATGATCCTTGTACAGTCTCAACAAGAGCTGAATTTTGAACATATTGTTCAGGAATTTGTTCTTGAACCATTGCATCAGCAAAGTCTTTTCTCAGTTGCACATCATCTAAATGCGACTGAAGTAACTTAGTTTTGATACTTTCATCAATATCAACTTCAGCAATATCTGAACTTAAATCTATTTTAAGTTCAGATTTTTCTCTAAAGGCATCAACTGCCTTTTTTGAGAACAATTTTTGAGGTAAAGTTTCAAATCTGAGTCTTTCGTTATCCATTTTTACCGTAGCATTTGGAGTTGGAGACTGCTTTACCATTTTGGGGTCAGCTTCATATGCATCTCGGATAAATTGTCGGTTTTCTTCCGTCAATAAACCAGGAAATTGGTCAAAAGTATCGATAATATCCTCAGTTTTTTCGGGATTATACCTAGGATTGTCTCTACTATCAGTTAAAGCGTATGAAGTGTTACTAATATACGCCTGTGGAGGGTTTGATGCGTCATATTTTGACCCCTGATTGACAATTTGAACCGCTGTAAGCACTCCATTAGTAAAAGTTGGTTCCAAAACTGCCAAAACTCCGCCTTCATCTTGAGGTCCAGCAACAGAAAGCACAGGATCGCGCCCCAAAGTGTTCCATCCAGACCCTCCATCAGTAATTGTAGCGTTTGTAACCGCACCATTAGTCACAGTTAGCGTAATTTGAGGTTGAACTAACGTGTTATAAACGTCTGGAGCATTTTTATTGATGTCTAATGTGGTAAATTGTATCGATTTATCTAAAAATTCGTAAATTCCAACCAAACATGCGCGATCTACAATGCCAAAACCCGCTTTTGCCGTAATAACATGATTACGATCTGACGTATATTGAGTATCTTTTACAAAATCATTGCCATCACCATCAACATACGCAACATGATACGGAAAATTATCAATATCTGTGTGGAAAACGCGAGTAATTTCATGCCCATTAATGGTGTCACCACTCCTAAGAACATCAAATCCACTCTGTCCTTCGACTACACTCACTGGTCCAACACCAGATATCTTCAAATTCATTGTTAAATTAACAACTGTATTATCTGGTTTGGTATATGCATATGTTATAGGAAAAACTGTACCTACTGTATACCCAGTTCCAGGACTCATTAACTCAGTAATTTGCCATTGGACACCAGAATAGGTTGGACCAGGTACTGCATCAACATCTGCAATTGATGAAAGTGCAACTTTAACCTTAAATCCTGTTGCTGAACCAGAATTTAACTCATAAATTTGAAAATCTGCAAACTGGTCTTGCCCTGTTACAAAAGGATTTTGACTCGAATCATATGCAACACCAGTTAAACTATCCTCATCCCACACATCAGTGTATGTAACACCGTCATAAGAAAATTCGATGTCAGTGACACCATTGGGTAATGTAGAACTTAAGGAGTCATAACTAAACACAACCTTATTGGAATCTGTTCCCACTCCAAATAACGTGGGATAAGGCGCGTCGGGGTCCCCCGTTAAGTCCTCTGCCCCACTATAAGTGATGGTGGTTTTACTAGCAGTGCAACTAAATGATGTACAAGGATGGCAAATAATGCCTCCTGTAGTAGTTGTGGTCCCTGGTGCAGACTCATCAACACCTGGTGTCTCTGGATCGTCAGGAGTAGACGCTGTGGTACTCGCTCGGGTCTCTTCTTCCAGATAGTAACATGCAGTGCCTACGTGACCTGCGTCGGCACTTGTATCGTACAAATATGCAAAATACCTATCACTAAACCCTAAGTCAAATGATAATTCATTCGGAACGTAATCATAATAATATCTGTCAACACTAGTACAACCAACAGTTCTGAATACCTTACCGCAGGTTGCTCCGCTGTCTGGGGCAGATCCATCAGTAAGAGTTACCCCAAAACTCGGATACATGACTGCGATACTATCACGCTTATCAATTTGATAATTGATACCACTATCACGTATTGGAGATACTGGATACTCAGTAAACTCTGTTGTTACTTTTTGATCTGCAGATGGAGGTACAAAAATCTCACAATGATTACTTTGATAACATGGTGTACCCTGTCTAGTAAAGTTACTCTTGCAACCCACTCTCTAATGCCTCCAGTCTGCTATAAATCTGGTCGTAGTTCTCCTTCATATTCAGATATTCTTCTTGACCATTTGGTTTGTACTTTATGTTTTGTGGCGGTGAAATCTCTTTCAAATATTCTTCAATAGCATTTAATCTCTCACCAATAGCAACTAAACACATGTTAATCGCTTCATGTGCTTCTTGATTATCTTGCCATGGATTAATCTCACTCATCTTCTGCTCTCCTCAAAGTAAATGCTGTACCATCTTCTGTAATATCATACTCTAATTCTGTCCCTACATTCCAACCCAGTTCCTCACATACTTCATATGGAATTGTAAGGATTAAATCACCAAAATCATCTTCTTCTAATCTTGTTGTGAATCTATGGGACATAACTTTACATACGATTTACTACCTGAGGATTGTCTGACGGATGTTCTGCTTTCCACTCAATCCATAGTGTATATAGATCTTCTACAACTTGAGAAGCATATGCAGAGGCATAATAGTCTGCACACTCGTACATACGAGGGTCTAGAAACCCCTCTTTCCTTAGAAGTTGCTCAATTGCCCATACACGAGTCTCTTGCCTCTCTACGCGGGTCTTAGCGTCCATTTTTTACCTCAGAAATTTTTTTATATACGGTGTAAAAGATTATTGAATTATATCTCAAGCGTCTGGGAACCTTTGTAGGTTAGGGTAGTGGCTTTCTTTATATTTAAGGGGGCTAATTTAACTGCCAAAAGTATACTTAGGACTGTCGCAGTAGGTGTTACATAAGGGGCACAGATACACTCCGAAAGTATACCCTACTAAGTGTTTTGAAGAATACTTACATGCCCCCAATAACCTCTGCTATTATACACTAACACTCGCAGAGTTGTCAACAACCTCCATGTACCATTTGATTGACTTGATATAATCGAACGTCGAACATCTCGGAGTGTTTGGGTATGCATCTCCCATGCTATTCCGAACACCATCGATATACCTCTCAAGGTCATATATGGACTGGAAAGTTCCTCTGAGGTTGTCCGAATCGTCGTAGATGTTGTATACCATAAGTCTTGAAGATACTAGAGGTGTTTCTGAACCCTTACAAGGTTATTGTACCAGGTTTCTGATACTTTGTCAAGTGCATGTTAGTGACACTGAGAGGCGAATGATTAGCAATGGTGATGTAAGTATCTCCGAGGTGATTAGAGGGGGTTGACATCTGTTAGGAAGCGTGCTAAGAGTACAATTTAC